TTATGGATTTTCTTAATCCTTTCTTGAATATCAGAACTATTGACGAGAGAGTTAAGAATAGCCTTACCAATGACATTGTTAATGTTATTAGCAAAGGTTTCTGTGTCACTCTCCATATCTTCAAGTGCAGACAAGTAACTATCCTTAAATCCATCCCAAGAATATCCTGTTAGTTTCTCATTGAGTTTATCTGCTAATTCTTCGGCTTTGCCAGCACGCTCAATATACTCATCTACCAACTCCTTTGGATTCTTATGTCCCTTGTTATTAAATAATTCTCTCCATGCGGTATTATTGTTCGCTTGAAGTTGCTTTAATAACTCGGGAGAAAGATTCCATAAATCCTCGGCTCTGCTTACTCGCTTATCTGACCCTAAAGATTGAAGAGTAGCATTAAAGCTAGTCCATATCTTTTTATTCTCATTTGCAAACGCATTAAAGGAGCTTCTACCACCTAGCTTTAAGAATCCGTAACCTGTATTAGCGTATTCCTTTGCTCTATTATTGATAGCTTTCCTTTGATTGGATTCCCATTCTTCTTCTGCCTTTTTGGCTTTCTTATACGCATCAACAGATTGGGAATTTGTGTTATCTTTCTTCTCAATGTTATTTGAAAGCGTATCAATAGCCTTAGAAAGTCCCTCATTAGCTTTTGCAAGACGTTCTATCTCTTTCTCCATGGCGGCTTCATTACCACTACCGCCAAATAGAGTAATAGCAGCTCTCCCGATAGCTCCAGCCGATTCCATGCCATGAGCAGCAGCCCCCACAAAGTTTCCACTTTGGAAGTCTTTAATAGCCTGCATACCCTCTTTGCCTGCTGTCACTATCTCTTTTGCGCCTTTCATAAGGTCGCTATCATCAGAAACGCCAAACTTCGATAATAGGTCGGGGAGGTCATTAAGATTATTCAATACCAAACTGAAAGCAGACATAAACGCTTTCATGTTCTCATTAAAGTCGTTTATGAACTTGTTTAACTTCCCTTGCGACTTTGAAACATCGTTGTCGGATTTCTTCTTTTGCTCGTTTGCATTAATAAGGTCACGCTCGCTTGCAGCAAGGGCATCCATTGCTTTTTGGACTTCCTTATATTGAGCACTATCTTTGCCGTATTTATCCTCTATCTGCTTGAGGATATTGTCGATGTTTGCAGTGGAAATATCTCCGTCTACTTTTACCCCTGCATTTTCAACAGATTGGCGAGCGTTCCGTTGCTTTTCCATATTTCTCAATGTAGCAACAGATACTCTACCCGCTGCCGACGCCTGCCTCTCTAAAGCATCTGCAACATCCATTTCTAGCTTTCTTCGCTCTTTCCCATGATCTGTGGAGAAATTAAAGAACTTTTTCTGCTTATCTTGTGAATCAACTATTGCATTGTTTACTTTCTCTATCTGCTCGACAATAGCTTTGTAGTCTGTCACATTGAGGTTATCGGATGAAAGCATTTCCCGAAGTCTGCTTTTCACTACCTCTAGCTGTTTTATCGTTTGATTACCAATATCTCCAAAGATTTCATCCCAGTTGAGATTATCTTTTTCGTTCTTTAAATCAAAGTCTGCTAGTGCCTTTGCCTTTTGTGCATTAAGAGAGAGCCTATCTCCTTCTGTATCGGCTTTTACTATCTTAGCGTCATACTCCTTTGCTATTGCGAGACGCTTTTCTTGCATTGTGCCGTACTCTTTGAGATAGGAGATTATAGATAAAGCACGTTTCTCATTAGCCGATTTCTCCTCTTCCTGTATCTTTTTAACCTCTTCATCATACTTATGCCATGCTGCCTTTGTTTTAGAATCATAGTTCGTATGCTCTTCTATTGTATATCTTTCATCAGATGAAGCATAACTATACGATGTACTCTCATAGAAGTTCTTTCCCTTGTTCTTTGGGTTTGCCTCCCATGCTTGTTTTGCTTGCTCTATACGATGTTGCTTAATGTCTTCAAAAGCTCTGTCAATAGCCTGCTGTTCTTTCTTATGATTGAGTTCTATTTGACGGAGTTTCTTCTCATTGCCATCTTTGAGGATGTCAATCTCCGCCTGCTCGGTTTCGTTTGCTAAGTCCTCCGCTTTACGGGCATTCTCTATCTGTGTCTTTGTTTTTAACTCAAAGGCTCTCTCATTTGCTTCATTCTGCTGCTCGGCTGCTTTTTTTGCATCTTCTGCAGCTTTCTCCGCTTCTTTAGCAGCATCTTTTCTCTTGCGTTCTGCTTCTTTAGAAGCATCCGTCTCATAAGAGGCTGAATATGCTTTTTCCTTGACCTGTAAGTCTCTTATCTTCTTTCTTAGTTCTTTTCCTTTTCTACCTATTGCGTCTTTGTATGAAAGAGAATTAAGTTGAGCCTGTAAATTCTTTTTCTGATCTGCAATAGGATTTGTCTTACCCTCATTATTACTACCCTTTGCAGCATCAGCTTTTTTCTGTTTAGCCTCCGCTGCCGAGGCGTAGTCTGCACCCTTTTGCAATAACTGTTCCTTCGTGAATGTTTTACCATTCACATTCATAGTTTGCCCTTTCTTTAAAGACTCTCCAAGAGCTGTAAAACGTTTAGCTAATGCAGAAAGTTGCGGGATACCCATTTTATCCATCCATGAAGGGACTTTGCCTGAGAATATTATTTCAAAACCGATAGTATTTTTCTTGTATTTCTCCATTAATCTTTGGATATTCTTATACAATTGATGTACACCATCGTTCGGGCCTTGCAGGGCTCTACTAATACCAGCTACTCTGTCAGAGAATGTGAGAGTTTTATCGGCTGCTTTTTTTTCAGCAGCTGCAACCGCATCTGTAGATTTCTTAAAATTATAATTCTGTGTGGCAGCATCCCTAACTCTATCTATATATTTTTGTATGAATTGAACATTCGCAAACCATCCTCCATCTCCTAGCTTAGAAAAAATTTCCTTTATTTCTTTATCAGAGAAACCAACGCTTTTCATTTTCATTTTAAGCTCTGCGAACATCTTCGCCATCTCGGCTTTATAAGCATTTCCTGTTTTCTGAGCAAGCGTAGGAGCAAACTGCTCAACAGTGTCACTAAAAATATTAGTTAGCAATCTGGCATTTTCTCTAACTTTATCAGCGTCACCAAAAATCATCTGCATTATTTTATCAGACATACCACTATCATTAGAATCCCTAAATGTAGCTTTAGAGAAATTTTTAAATAGTTCGTCTTTAGCTGCTTTTATTTCTTCCTCATACGCCTGATTCCCTGCATCAATATTATTTAATCTCTGTCGCTCAATAGCTTCTTCTTTGATTAAAGATATTGCTAATTCACGCTTCTTATTTACAATATCTATTTTGTCTCCTTCTTTAATACGAGCCACTCCGTTCTGTTCCAAGACTTTATTTAATTCTTCTAGAACATCTTTTGAAAGCTTTGTACTTGTTGTTACTACTTTATTTGAATCAGATAAGCCTTTTACTTCATCAGACAAACTTCTTACTTTCTGAATAGACTTTGCAGCTGAATCACCATACTTCGTAGACTCTATAGCAGCAGCATTTGTTTCATCGTCTAAAAGTTGCATAGCAGTGAAGACAGCTGTAAGAGCAACAGCTAACACTCCTACTGGATTTGAAGCAATCGCAACTTTTAAGGAATTAAGAGCACTACTGAAACCCATAGTAGCAACAGACGCAACAGCCTCAGCTTCTGACAAAGCAATCCCCTCTGCTTTAGCTAAAGCCATCTGAACAGCAGCTTTCTCCATAAGAAGGTTATGTATCTTCTGATAGACGCTCCATGCAACTACAGCTGCCTTTGCGACACCATAAGCTGATGCTACATTAAGAACTATTTGAGCTATTTCTTTCCAATGTTCTACAAGGTAAGACACACCACCAAGAGCATCATTAATTACACCTTCGTTGGCTTTCCCTATATCATTAAACATTGAATCAATAGCATCTTCAATATTACTAATCTGACCAGTGATAGTGTGTGATTGAGCTTCCATAAGCCCGCCAAAGCGACCACCAGCATTAGTCATATTCTCGATAGCCTGTTGAACCTCGGCTGCACCTACCTTTCCTGCAGTTACAAGCTCTCCTACTTTGTCTTTTGTCGTTCCAAATATCTTTGCTAATTCATCTGCAATAGGAATACCACGACCTTGGAATTGCCGTAAATCCTGAGTAAACATTCTACCTTGCGTCATGGTAGTTCCATACAGATAAACTAAGTCATTTAAAGGAATTGACAAACCCGCAGCTATATCTCCTAGACGTATCAAAGTTTCATTCACCTCATTAGCTTGTGTACCATAAGCAAGTAATTGCTTAGCTCCTTCAGACACACTCTTAAGGTCAAAAGGAGTTGTCGCAGCTGTTTTAACAAGCTGATCCATTAGACTATTTGCTTCTTCTGCACTACCTAACATGGTAGAAAAAGCAACTTCTAACTGTTGGAACTCTCCACGAACTTCTAGAACTTTAGAAACTAGTTCTTTTGCTGAAAAAGCAGTTGCAATTCCAGCTGCAGCCGATTGTATCTTGCCAAACAACTGTTCTATACTATGTCCACTCTGTTCAACGACTCTCTGAGTCTGTCTCACGCCATTCTGAACACCTTGAAGAGCAGAAAGCATATTACCATTATCGCCCGTTATATCAAATTTTAATCCAGCCATTCCTTTTTTGTAATGTGTATTTCGTAAACAAAAGTATCATTTCCAACTCATACTACTGATAGCCTCCATGACAGCCTCTTTACTATTCCCATCCGTTACAGAACTGTCATTGATATGTACCCTTTTCCTTTCTTCATCTGTGAGATATACAGACTTAATGCTGTCTTTTAAGAGTAGTTGTAAATTGGTATAGCTTATCCCCCATACTACATAATCAAAAGACCACTTATATCTCTCACAGGCTGCATCTATGAGTGTTCCGTATATTGACTTACCTCCAAAACTCAAAGTTGACCTGTCATCTTTAGCCTTGCTTACCTCTGACATCTTCTCTATTTCTTCATCTATCTTTAAATGTCTGAGGAACAATTCTACCTTGTTATCAGAAATGCATGTTATGAGCAATGTTGCTATATCCTCATTAGTTATTTCTTTTAAAAATATATTCTTCCGTATAGTAACCTTTCTATTACTCAATATATCTTCTTTTTTTTGCAATGTATGATAAGCAAGCAATAGACAGCATTCTTCCTTATTTGTCGATACTATACGTAAGGCTTCAGCATATGGATTCCTTTGAAGCAAGTCGTTATCAATATTCAAAGTATCTATAATACGCTGTTGTAAATACATCTTACCCAACGTTATGGGGAATAAGTAAAAATGCCGACGACCAACACTGAACCCTTTCGGTCTATCTATGATGGTGTCGGCAATATCTAATTCTAATTGCTTTTCTTTATCCATATATCTTTATATTTTGTTGCAGGTGATGGACTCGAACCACCGTCCTTTACTTTATGAGAGTAACGAGATACCACTTCTCCAACCTGCGATATAGCCGTCTGTCCGGCTGTCATGCGTCTTTCCGCATTGTCAATTACCCTGATAGCGCTTTTTACCCAAAAGACTATTTTACAAATCAACATCCGTGAAGACAAAATCAGAATCTTCAATTGTTTCACCAGACGCCACTGTAGACAAGTCTTTTGAGATAGTCCCCCACTTGACAATGTTCCCACTATCCGGCTTCAATGCATCATGGGTGTATGTCAATAGACCACCTTCCTCTGTACTATACTCGTCAGAGAGGGAAACTACTGTATTGTCAATCTTCGGTCCTGGAACTGCTATATTCTCTGGCTGGATGAAGATAGAGAAGTGATGTGCAACAACACCGTTGACATCCGTGAAAGGCTTCTTGCGACCTTGCAAGCGACGTAATGCATACTCAACAGCATATTTGTTGGCAGAATACTTCACAGCTTCGTTCTCTCCTCCCTCGATAGGAGCTTCTTTTTTGTCTCCCTTGGTAGGAGTTAACTTAGTAGTGTTTTCTTTCGGAGTAGGCAGCTTAGTCCACTTTGAAGAAGCCACATCAAGATCCTTTATAAGGATATTACATTTACCCCATCCAATTGCTTTACTTTCCATATTTTACTCATTTATGATTTGATACAAAACTTTGTTGTTAATCACGTGCTCAGAAGTAGCTTCGCTTTCCATCACCCTCTGACCACATTCAAAATTCGGATCTGTAAGTGATAATCTAAAGTCCTTTCCTCGCACATTATCGAAAAGGTCGAATGACATCTTGCATAACTTTCTTAATCGAGCCGAATTTTCCTCACTCTGACTATCAATATAATCGTCAGCAACATAGATATTCACATTTACATAAGCTATTTGCTTTTGCTTTGTGCTATTAGCAAGTACAGATATAATAATATCCTCAGAACGTGAGTTCTTAGGGCGTACAGATGTTTTCTTCAAAGTTCCACTCACTTCTCTTTGAAGCGAAGATTCTTTGATAATCTTCCATACATCGTCTTTGATATCTATATCTGACTTCATAATGATAATTTTTCTATGTTAGCGAGAGCGGACTTCTTTGCCCTTTCAAGGCGAGCATCAATAACATCTTTTGCCCATAACTCTGTTGATGCCAATACGTCCTTGCTTTCTAAAGATTCTACATATTCCGCATAATTCATTCCTGCAACAACTACTAAAGCATAAACCTTAGAATATTCACTTGCAAGGTTGTTAATCATCTTACTACCTTCGGACGAACCATCAGATCCTCCCATAACAATTTGAAATGATGATTGAACCTTTTTCAACCCGTAATCGTAGACAGCAAAGCCTATTGATGAACGGAGGTTTCCTGTATGGTCTATCCAACTTTCCTTGCTTGACCTATCCCTGATTTTAGCAACACACTCTACACCCAATTTAGCAAGAGCATTTGACACTTCGTTTCTTATAATCGAAAAAGCATCCGTCAAGAACCTCTCTAACGCCTCTGGGGGTGTGGTCATTTTTATTGCCATATCAAATCCAAATCTTACACTGGTGCTGGTAACGATGAAAACCTAAAACCTTAAAGACTTTCCCTTCTCCTTTGCCATAGAATTGCAATTTGATTTTATCTCCATATTGGAACTCTTGACAATCTATTGGGAGGTTATAAATGGTATACGAGTAAGCCTGTACGCTTCCGTCTGGTATAGGGATAGTATTAGCCCTTCCAGCAGGAACAATATCGCACTTATAGCTTTCTGTGGACCAATTTGTTTCACCTTGAACATAATCACCAGTCTCTGGGTCTTCATGTCCACGTGCCACAATTTGATACGTTAATCTATGTGCGGAAAAATCTATTACAGACATACTACTCGCCAAATGTAACCATAGGCTGGCCAAGCGAAACTACTGGCTCACCTATATCCTTGTAAAGTGAATTAATGCGAACTAATAGCCGTTTCTTATCTTCCTCTGTAAGGGTTCCAACACTCTTGTCCGATTCAGAATAAGTTACGGCTTGCAGGAGAGAGTAAAGACAATCAGCAAGCGCACCTTTCCATGCAGCTGTTTTTGAAACTTCAAAAGTGTAGTCATCATCTCCTTGAAGCTGGCGCTCAATCAGCTTATTTTCAATGAAGCCTAAAGGAACTGGATAATGAACTTCATCTTGGAGCGCTTGTGTGATTGTCTTCATAATTATACTTGAGCAGTTACGTTAGCAAATAGAGTTGCCTCCTGTTCGTCACTCAGAGAATTGATAGCTGCGATAACAGTGTCATCAGAAGCATTCTTAGCCACCTTGACATCGAGAGCCTTCAACTGTGCGATAAGGTCAGCCTTCTTGTACTTCTTACCATTTACGGTAGTAAAGGTGTCTGCAGTGTCAAGCTTTTCCTTCTCCTTATCTACACTTGCAGATTTTTCCTCAGAGCAATCAATGACATAAATCTGCTCTACGTCTTCAATTACTGGGAGGACAAGCGACTGACCATTTGTAAACTCCTGCAGAGGGTCTGTCTTAGAGTACTTAGAAATTAACTTGTACTGGTCTACGGTAGCATACTTGACGCCTTCAACTGGGTTTGTTGACTCTGCAAGTGTACCCCATACAAGTGAACCTACTACGTCTGAGCAAAGGAATACCAAACGATCTACATTCCATGGTTTCTTGCTCTTCTGCAGACCATTCTTCTCGAACAAGATTGAGCGGTCTACAACCTTTAGTGTAATATCAAACTCGTCCTCAAACGCTTCCTTGAACTTCTTAACAGAAGGAACATTTAAGGTGGTTTCGTCAGTGTAAACCTTGCCATCAGCATCAGCAACAAGTTCACGTGCCCAACGCTCCTTGCGAATTTCATTCAGCTTAGACTTGGCAAGCATGAGAGTGGTAATCGTATTGCCATCTGTGTCAGCCTTACTCTTGACGTTCTCAATATCCTCATAGCTTACCTTGCCCTTAGTGATAGTACCGAATGTGTTTTCGTCAAGATAACCGAAGTTTACACGTAAGCCAGTGCCTACATTATCCTCGTCCTCGACAAGCAACACACCCTCTGAAAGAGCTGTAAGGAAGTTTGCCTCATTCTTCTCATCGATACCGATAGAACAAGCCTCACCATCATTGAGCAACTTAGTCAAAATACGCTGCTTCTCAGCATTCTTTGCTTCATCTGTAGAAGCTGTGGTAAAGCGTGCCTTCATGATGTTGATTGCGTTAATATCAGACTCAATAAGAATCTTTTTCATACCAACCTTTGGTAATTTACCATTAGAAGACGCGATAGCTCCACGTTTCTTGACAGGGAGAGGGGAGTCCATTGCAACCATATCAGCAGCAACGTAAGATGTCTTTGCGGATGTACCCTCCCACTTCTGATCAGAGCTATACACTGGAGCCAACATCTCCTTGTGGAGATAAGAACGCTTTGCTGGCTCCTCTTTTTCCTTAATATACAGGTTCAGCTTAGGCCAGATAGAAGCTATAAATTGTAAAAAAAGTGATTCTTTCATACTTTAACCTCCTTTGTTAATCGTGTTCAAAAATAAGGTTTGGGAGAGCTGTTTTAATTGCAGTTCTCATCTCTGTAGTCAACGGATATGGCATAGCCTTGTCGTTAACACGACCATTATCCATAATTGCTACCATTTGCTCATTTGCCATCTTAGAGCGTACTACAACACCAACATACTCATGACTTGCTGGAAGAGCCTTATAAGCTTTGTCAGCAACAGGCATAGGCTTGTAAGTGTAATTACCATCTTCGTCGAGTGTACGAATAACAAGATGACCTGCCTTAATAACATCATCCTTGAAGTCAGTCATATCAAGAGTAGCACCACCTGTGATACCTCCGATGTACTGACGGATAACAATAGAATCTACATCAGACATTACCTTTGTAATTCCATTTACCAAATTAGCTTTTGCACCCATTTGTACTAAAAATTTTGATTTTACTTGTGATGATTAAAGTTTAGCCAGCGCCTTAACCTCATCATCGGACATAATTTCTTCGTCGTTCTTCTTTCTACG